TATCATACTTAAGTTAAGGAAATAACATGGCAATGATAATAGACCCAGATGACCTAATAGTAGGTACTAACATAACATTCAATACATCAGCTAGAACGTATGACTATATAGATTCTGCTGATGGTAGTACAACTAATGGATTAATAGCAAAAGATGGTGTAGATATGAATGCACTATGGAGTAAACTCGTAGACCTATGGAGTACAGCAACATACAAACCTTTCCCATTCCCAATGAACAAGATAGATAACCGTTCAGGACAGTATGTATTTGGTAAAGACCCAGGAGGTAACTTTAGTGGTTGGAAGCCTGGAAGTGATTCAACTAGACAGATGAATAGGAATGGTGGTTGGTCTGAGTATAGTGTAGTAGGTGTACTGAATAGAGTTTACTTTGGTGCTGTTCTACAAGGTGGTGTACCAAGTGGTGCTCAAATGTACTTTCAGAAAACATCTGCTGGTTCAGCAGTAGACTATACATTTACAGATTTGCCTAATGAGGCTATCCAAGTATTTGGTGATGCTACAAATGGGAGCTTTGATAATCGTGCATACTTCAAATCGTTTGTAAGAGAGTATGGTTATACTTATGATGATGTATCATTAACTGATATTTCAGAAAGTGCTTCTGGTGCGTACAAGTTACCGTTTGGTATAAACTCAAGTGCAGATGTTGATATTAAAGCTATTGATGGGGATGTATCTACTATTGCTCCATATACAGGTATTACTATCAAGTATGATACTGCTACTACTAATATGACTATTGGTGCTGGAAGTTATCCATTCAAAAAGCATATAACTCCAAATGGTGCTACTATTCAACAGATATACACAAAGATGCAGTATCAGTTAAGACAAAATTCTGATATTAACACTGGTGGAACTGATGGAGTTGTTAACGGTAAGACTGCTGACCTAATATGCTGGTTTGTTGGACCAACAATGTATAGTAAGGCGTTCTTTACTCCTAATGCAGCTGACTTAAATAGTGTTGTATTTATTGATGATAATGGTGTTGAAAGAATATTTCCATATGCATCTGCTGGTACATTGAACTTCAATGCTCCATTGACTGCTGGAAGTACTGGTGACTACACATTGTTCTATGCTACAACTCCTGACGGAGATGACTATGGTGAAGGTACTGCTGTAATTGTTAAAGATAAAGATGGTGTTGATATTAATGGTGTTATAAATAGTGATAGTATTGTATTCACATTTGACTACTCTAATAATACTCAAGGTGGATATGTAGGAGCAACAAATAGAAACGTTGTACTAACTTGGGGTAATCCTGGTTCAGCTAAACCTGGTATTAGTACTGGTACAATTACACAATCAAAAGGTATTAGTATATCAGCTGTTGCTGAGAGCGACTTATCTTATTTAGATTAAGATAGTTATAGAAAGGAAACAAAATGTTCATATTTGATGGAGATGCAAAGCGTATCTATATAGATGATTATATCCCAGGTTCAGGACCAGTTACATTTACTCCACAGGAATTGTGGAGTAGGTATGTTGATTGGAGGTCACAAGGAGATAACTCTAAGTATCTACCAGCTATGAGAACAGTTGATGCTATTATTAGTGGTGGGCAGTTACTAGGGCCTTATGTGTTCATGCGTAATGATTTAGGTTGGCGAGGCGTGCCACCTTCGGTTAATGGTATAATTATTAATATTAACGGTTCGTTATATGGTGAAGATCCTACTTTACCAATTATGGAAAATATTCCTAACCAAGAGACAGACCTTATTATTAATATGTCATCATTAACTAATACTGTTAATACTGGAGGAGGCTCTATTCCGTATACGTTAGCTCAGATAGCTGATGCAGTATGGAGTAAGGTTCTTCCATGACGGTTAGTGCCTGGTTAATAAGTAATAGTTCTAGGAAGACAGGTACTGCAATAAGTATATTTAAAGATCTTATACAAGGTAGTATTGGTACTATATATGTTGATTATGTAGTAGCTACTCTTATTGATATAGTGTATGTAGCTACATTAGTATCTCCATATAGTGTAGCAACTTTTAAAGAAGATATCTACAAAGCAGTTTTAATAGAAGAGGGTATATAATGATTACACGTTATAGAGGTGACACACATCCAATAGTATTTCAGTTGAGTATAGTAAAGCCTGACGCTAGTATTGAGTATTTAGAGAATGTTGTTAGTGTTGATTTTACATATATTAAGAAGACTATACCAATAGTGCTGTCTGGAGTTATTACAGACGTTGCACAAGGATTAGTAAGATTTGATATACTACCGTCTGTATTTGATACTGTAGTGAATACTACATTTGATATACAAGCAATATTTATTGATGGTACAAAGCGCACATTCATTAGAGATAATCTAAAGATTACTGATGATGTTAATAAGCTATAATACTGAACTATGTACACACACAGGTGTAATTTAACTAGAATAGAAGGATAGGTGTATGACAGAATTAACTGAAGTATCAGATCAACCACGAGGTGCTAAAGATATTAAACCTAAGTGGAAGAATGCACCGACTCGTTCTGATTTGCATGCAGACTATACGGCAGCAGAGAATGGACAGTCAGCATTTAAGGCTAAACTACTTGGGTGGAAAGAAACTAGAGCTGGTGGTCCTGATATTATAACAGCAGGTACTGGAAAGTCTACAACTAGACCATTACTAGTACGTAAGCAGAATGAGTGGAAGTATCCGTCATTAGAAGATCCATTATTAAGTACATCTAACCTGTTTAAGATATCACCAACTACACCTAAAGATACATTAGCTGCAAAGCAAAATGGTAGAGTGTTAAACTATCAGTGGAACACTAAAATACAAAAGACTAAGTTGGTTGGAGATATTATTAGAACTGTAGTTGATGAGGGTACTGTTATTGTAAAGACTGGTTGGGATGCTAAGACAGAGATTAGACTAGTAGAAGAAGAAGTTCCTACATATGCATCAGTAGAAGAGTCATTGATGTTAATGCGTGAAGCTATTGCTAATGGTAGTATGAGTCAAGAGCAAGCACAAGCCATGTTAGAGACTGGTGAGCCTATGAAAACTGGCACAGCTATAGAGATGGTTGAGAGAGAAGTTTTAGTACGTAACCAGCCTACGTATGAGGTTTGTATTACTGCTAATGTTACAGTTGATCCAACTTGTAATGGAGTAGCTTCAGAAGCTAGATTCATTATCCATGAGTTCTCTACGTCATATGCTGAACTAGTAGCTGATGAGTATAGTAAGGATGCAGAAGGAAATGAGTCAGGGTTTTACCATAACCTTGATTCTATTGTAGAAGATACTAATGATATTTATGATCCAATGCTTTCCGATGAGAGTAATAACTTTAAGTTTAGAGATAAGGCTAGAAAGCGATTAAAGGCTTATGAGTACTGGGGTTATTGGGATATACAAGGTGATGGTGTACTAGTTGGTATAGTTGCAACTTGGATTGGTGCTGTACTAGTTAGGCTAGAAGAGAATCCATTTCCACATGGTAGATTACCATTTAGTATTGCACCTTATATGCCAGTTGTTAAGAGTGTCCATGGTGAACCTGATGCAGAGTTGCTGAAAGAGAATCAGGATGCCATTGGTAAGATGACTAGAGCTATACATGACATTACTGCTAAGCAAGCTGTTGGACAAGAGTTTATAGATGAGAACTTCTTTCCTAGTGCTTCTACTAAGAACCAGTATGAGAAAGGAAATACAGTATACTACCGCTCAGGATTTGATCCACGTAACGCTATTTATAGACGTGATGTTCAACCAGTAGGTAGCACACCATTTGATGTTATACAGTGGCAGGGTAACGAGGCTAATGAGCTTACAGGTACTAGAGCATTTTCAGGTCCTGGTGGTGCGAAGATGGGTGGGTCTGAGAATGACCGCAACTCAATGGATGCAACAGCTAAGCGTGATTTGAGTATACTACGTAGATTAAGTGACTTGTTGTTTGTGGATATGGGTAGATTGACTATTGCTATGAATCAGGCATTCTTATCTGAGGAAGAAGTTATACGCATAACAGATACTGAATTTGTAACTGTTAATAGAGATGACTTACAAGGTGACTTTGACCTTAAGGTACAAGTGTCTACTCCTGAAAGAGATGAGGATCAAGCTAATAAGTTATGGAAGTTACTACAGACTAATGCTGCTACAATGGATGAAGGACTTGTTAAACTACACTATGTACAGCTAAGTGAGTTATGGGGCTTTGAGAGTCTTGCAGAGGCTGTAAGTTCATATGAGTCACAACCAGATCCACAGCAACAAGAAATGAAAGCCCTTCAAATTGAAGAGCAGAAACTTAAAAACGCTATACTTATGCGTGACCTTGAAGATAAAGAAAGTAAGATTGCTGAGAGGTTATCACGTGCTAGTGAGAACACTTATGATAATGATCTTAAAGCTGCTAAGACAGCACAAACACTAGCAGTAGCTGCTAAAGTAGAGAGTGAAACTGATTTACTTAATAGCCAGTTTGTTAGGATAGAGTCAGGACAAGTGAGGATGGAATCTATACAGGATCAAGAGTATGCAGCAACTACGGAAGCTGCAGTAAAACAGTTGAATAAGGCTATAGCCAATATGCCGGCTAAAACAATTTCAGAAGTATAAGGATATAATAATGGCACAAGTAGCACCACACCCAGGACGTACAGAAGCACCAATGCAGCAGTCAGCGGCTAACCCATATTTTGCACCAGCGCAAGCGTTGGCTACCTATAATGGACAACTAGCGAATGCTAAGGCACAGCAAGCTAATGCTGGAGCAGAGCAGGCTTATGCAGAGCAGGCAATTGTACAACAAGCTGCAGCACAACAAGGTCTTGGGGCACCAGTACAACAAGAGCAAGCTCAAGTAGATCCTATACAAGTTCAAGTAGAACAGATTGCTCAAGCTATAATTGCAGGGCAAGTAGGACCAGATCAGTTAACTGCACTAGTACAGGAAGGGAGTATTGACCCTGCTGTTGCTGAAGCTGCAGTTGGAATGGCACAACAGTATATGGTCGTACAACAAAGTCAAGAGCAAGCACAAGCAGCTCAACAAGCACAGGCTGGATTAGGGCAAGTACAGGCTGTTTAAGAATTAATTAAGCATTGTTTTACTACAATGCCACTCAGTTAGCTAAGACCTGTTTTAGCCAATTACAAGGCCAATAACCTGAAGCCTTAAAACTCTGAACTTATGTAAATACACAGAGAGGCACTGGGACTGCGAAGTCACCATCCTCTTTTAAAGGACCAAGCAATGGATGGGAAATCATCTATCTTAAGTGAAACGCTAAAATCTATTGATGATACAATAGAGAAAAACAAAGCTGCAATCAAACGTGGCGAGGCATTAAGTAGGCTAAAGAATAACTCTGACTTTAAATTAGTTATATTAGATGGTTATATTGATAGCTTGGAAAAGAAGTTGTTTACTGCCTTAACGAATCCTAGTGGAGCCAGCTCATATAGTAAAGAACATATTATGTTACTACTAGACGCAGTTAGTCACTTTAAAGGTTATATAGGAACTAATGAATACCTTGGTACTATAGAAGTTGAGGCTAATAGGGCTCCTATTGCTATTGAGCGAGAAGAGTTATATAGAACAGAAGTAACAGCAGATTTTGCAAGGAATGATTATGGTAACTAAAGAAATAGAAGAGTTTAATGAAGATATTTTTGAGTCGATGTTGAATGGTACGTTTGAAGAACGTAGCAATGGTGTTGAAGATGAAGCAGATACTGCTGAAGACTTTGATGAAGAAGATAACGGATCAAACCACGAGGACACAGACCAAGAGACGGAAGATGAAGTGGATGCGGATCTTGATCAGACTAGCGACGGCGAGGATGATGAAGACGCAGACAGTGAAACGGAAGGTGAGGAAGAAGACGCTCTAGTAGAACACGGTGATTTAGATGAGACAGATAGTACTCGTACTACTACTGAATCAGAAGACAATGCAGACACAGTAGAGACTAGCGACGGTGAAGCTCAGGACACAGACAAAGTTGATTACAAGGCGTTCTATGACTCTGTAGTAAATACAGAATTCGTTGTTAATGGCAAGAAGGTTAAAGGCTTCTCTGACCCTCAGAAGATTATACAGTCACAACAGATGGCAGGTGGATTCTCTGAGAAGATGGCAGGGTTCAAACAGTATCGCCCATTCATGGCTCCTTTGAAAGAGAGAGGAATGCTAGAGGATCAAGGTAAGTTCGATTTAGCTATGAACCTACTAGATGGTGATAAAGAGGCTATAAAAGCCCACTTGAAGCAGCTTAACATTGATCCACTTGATCTAGACATGGACACTATTAACTACTCGGCTAAGCCGTCAGTAGCTAGTAAAGAGTCAATGATTATAGATGATGTACTGGATCGTGCTAAGAACTCAGGTATAGAAGAGAAAGTTAGAAAGGTTATTGGAACTGAATGGGACGCAGACAGCTTTACTGAGTTTGTTAACAACTCTGCAGTAAGGGATGATTTACTTAGCCATATAGAAACAGGTGCTTATGAAGTAGTCCAAGATAAGATTGCAGAGATGAGTAGATTAGACTATAATGGCGCGTTCGGTTCATTGAATACAATAGCTAAGTATAGAGCGGCAGTTAAAGAGATACAGTCACAAACACCAGTTGGTACAAAACCTGCTGTAGCACCTAAAGTAGTACCAGCTGCTGTAGTCCCTAATAAGACTACAGTTAATACTGAGAAGGCTAAGATCGAACAAGCCAGAAAGGAAGCTGAGTATAAGACTAAGGCAAAGGAACAGGAAGCTAAGTTGATGGAGCAACGAAAGAAGGCATCATCATCTAGTAAGAGTAAAGTTGGTGTTAAGGCTAAGCCTAAGTTCGACCCTATGAAGGTTGAAGGCGAGGAGCTCGATCAGTTGATGGATTTTCTAATAACAGGCGGAAGATAGTAGCTACTAGCTACGGTCTCTTCTCCTAAAACAATTTAAACATAAGGATACTCTATGGCAACAGTAAAAGAATTATTTAACGCTGGCAAGTTAACTTCAACAGGTATTGATGAACAGTACCATGATAAGTTTTGGTCTAAAGGTGCAATCCGTGAGAGTCAAAGAACTCGTACATTTACACAACTTGGTGACCGTTTAACACAACCAAAGAACTATGGTGATGAGATCGTTAAAGAACGTCAGTTCCCAATCTTACACCCAATGAATAAATTGGATGGTGGTATCGACGCTACAACTGCAACTATGGTACTTGCTGTATTCTATGCTTACAACTCCGCTGGCGCACTTGTTGGTACATATGAGACTCGTGACTATGCTAATATTGCTGCTGCTTCTGCTGCTGCTGTGACTGCTGCTGGTGTTGGTGGTAAAGTTCGTAATGGTGCTGGTTCATTATACAATGGTGATGCTGACTTTTCAGTTATCTCAGGTTCATTCCCAGCATTGTCTGAAGAAGGTGGTAACGTTAATGGTGTTAACACTAGAAGTGTAACTGTTCGTGGTAAGGTAGCTGAGTTTGGTAACCACTTAAAGTTTACTCAAAAGTCAATTGATATGGATACTCGTACTGGTGTTCTTGCTCAAAAAGCTAAAGCTCTTGGTGAGATGAAAGGTGACGTTTATGAAATGCAAGTTCAAGCTGCATTGTTAACTGCATCTGAAATCAACAGAACATTTGCTGGTGAGACTGCAACAACTCTTGGTACTTGTAACAGAGATGCTAAGTTAACTTTCGCTGACCTTCGTTTGATGGAACAAGAACTTAAGCGTTTACTAGTACCACGTGACACTAAGATAATCTCTGGTTCTACTAAAATTGGTACTACTGTTATTGGTAAATCATACTACGTGTATGTTGGTCAAGAACTTACTCCAATGCTAGAAGACATGACTCACAATGGTGTGAATGTGTGGAAACCAATTGAGACTTATAAAGACGCTGCTGGTACTAACGTAGCTGATGGTGAGATTGGTGCTATTGGCCGTTTCAGATTTATCGAAGTAGCTAACATGATCAAATACCGTGGTGTTGGTGCTACTGATGGTGTTGCTGATTCTTCTGATGATACAGCTGGTTACCATGCTTCTACTGTAGCTGGTGGTGGTGCTCAGAAATTTGACGTATTCCCAGTGTTGTTTGTTGGGTCTGACTCATTTGCAACTGTTGGTTTTGAGGGTGAATCTGCTCAGATTCAAACTGCAATGCCTAAAGCCGACGCTCACAACGATCCATTTGGTAAAAATGGAAGTATGAGTATTAGCTGGTACTTCGGTGTACTTATCTACAAGGCTGAGCGTATTAGACAAATAGCGACAGTTGCGGTCCTATCATAAGGACTAGTTAGTTGGTGAGGCTTCTGCCTTGCCAATTATGATATAGTACTGCCAATCTAAATAAAGGCAGTATAAATGAAACTCATCTCATTCGTAGGCTCTAAAGAGGCCAATCCCCCCACACTCTACCGTTACTGGCAATCAATGAAGAAGCGTTGTAAAGATAGCTTAACATACTGTTAATCTTGGAAAGATCCAAGTATATTTGCATTAGAAATGGAAACGAGCTATAATAGCATTCTTGAAACAGGTTAGAAGCCTATACTAATACTAGATCAAGGGACTGAGTACAATAGAGATACGTGTAGCTTCACTACTAGAGATAATGCACATCTAGGTGCTAAACATGTCGGTAGAGTAACATCAAGTGGATTAATAGTTTATAGGTCGGTTATAGAAGCAGCTTTAGCTGTCAATGGAGTTGCAGGCATATAATCGCTGTGTGTAGTGGTAAACGTAAATCACATGCAGGTTACCAGTGGCAGTACGCAGTGTAATGTGCTATAATCCCACCTACGGACTAGTTG